TTTTTAACTACCATCCACTAAGTACCCTTGCAATAGTTCTGCTTACTGGATCAGAAGTTGGGTTGCCCCTCAAATAGAGTTCAGGATTGTCCCCAATAGTTGATAGAAATTGCCTTAATATAAATCTTAGTATGGGAGTAATTACTGGCTAAGAGGAAGTTTATGGTTAAAGTTTAAAAAAGAGTTTTTGCTCTCAGGGATAATAGCATTCAATCAGGAGAACTTATGAAAGAATATATATTAAAGATTAAATATAACCCAGAAACAGAGGAAATAGATTCTATATCAGAATATACAGAAGATTCAGGAACTGATTCTATTAAGTTAAGTATAGATGATCAAGATATAGATGCTCCTGCTTCTTTAATTAAGATGATCCTTAAATATTGCCCAGACGGAGTGTTAGGATTATGTTAGCACCCAATACCCTGGCGGGTATTGAACTATGAGAATATATAAGATAAATAAAATTGAACACACTGTTTTCGATTCTGTCGAGGAGTTGCCTTCTAATATTAAATATAAGAAGGACTGGAGGGATGGTCGTCTTAACGATTGGGTAAAGACAGACGATGACTGTGTTCTACAGATACTACGCAAAGGATCAATGGTCAAGCCTAAAGGGAAAAACCGTATAGTTGAGTACCTTGGAACTTGTACAGGGACTTTCGTAGTATCTGGAAATAATAAGATGGATGCCTCTAGGAGAATTAATATATACTCCATAGGTGGCAATATAGATAGGGATCAAAGAGTCGAGGATAGGGAAGGTCTGTCAAGTAGAGAATCTATATTCGTTCAATGTGTAGTATCTGGAATGGATCCTAGACAGGCTTACTTAAGGTCTTTCCCTACAAATGATCCTCATTATGCTAATATGAGAGCTAGTCAGTTAGTTAAAACAACAAGAGTAAGGACAGCTATGAAAGAAGAATTAAAGCCAGTGATGGAAGAGTTGGGTGTAGATGAGAGTTATATAATAAGTGCTATAAAGAGTTTAGCTGATACGGCTGAGAAGCCTGATATACAACTTAAGGCTTTATTTAAATTATCTGATATAATGGACTTAGAAGATAAGAGCAGGACACAGGTGACACAATTAACAGGTGCAGTATTTAAAGGATTCTCACAGGATCAAGTGATTGCTGCTAAAAGACCAGAAGAAATAGAATAGGAGTTATTGATATGGGTGAAAAAGCAGGTGGACTTTATTATGGAGAGAATGCTCCAAAGGGAGAAGGACTAAATAAAATATTTAATATAGATGAAAATGGGTATGATTTCTTATCTAAGATGTACAATGATCTTGATAAGAACCTTACTAATGTTACTGAAGCACAGCAACTATTAACTGATGTTGATTATTGGGATGGCCCTTTAGATGGACACTATAGTGCAGACTTTGATGGAGCTTTAAAAAGATATATCTTAAATGTAAATGACGAGTCTTTAGTTTTAAATATGCTCAAAGATGAGCAGACTGATTTTGAGGGGAGTATGACTTAATGCCTAGTTTTAAATCAGGGGCTGCAAACTTAGTAAATGACATCTACGAATGGTGGAGTAGCGAGGATATTCCTGGTAATACTACACAACAAAGTGCATTTAATCAAAACTTTCTAGATAAAGCAGATATATATATGAATTATGATTTACAGGTACATGAGGAAACGCCTAACTCAGGTGCTTATTCCGAGGAACTAATCAATACAGCATTATCTTTAGTAGGTGATGATACAGTTATGCCACCTACTGATAAACAACCTGGTGGAAGAAAAACTCAGACATGTGTAGATGCTGTATGTAAAATATTTACGAAAGCAGGGTTACAAGAGTATCTTCCTAAAGGTAAGAATGGGATAGTATCTAGTAATAATAACTTTATGATTGATAATCTGACAAAGAGTGATGACTGGTCAAACGTGACTTATACTGATGATAATGGTAGGAAGCAGTGGAACTCTGAAGACGTATCTACAGGAGACTGGGTGATTGTTCAGAATGATGATCCTAGTCAGGGCAAACATTCTATGCTAATTGTTGGGAATACGGCAAATGAGTATATAGCAGTACATGATCCTGGATTTCATAGCGATATGGATATAAAGAGATATAGTAAGGAATGGATAGCATCTCAAGTGAGAGGAATATTTAGATTAGCTCCTTCTCAAGATAATATGGTGAGAGATGTATTAGATGAAATAGAATTTTAAATAAAGGAGATATTATGCCAAATGTAGGCGGAAAAAAGTTTTCATATGGACCAGGCGGACAAAAAGCTGCTAAAAGATTTGCAAAGAAAACGGGGTTACCTGTACAAAAGGATCAATACTCTGGTACTGCGCAGCCACAAAATAAAAACACAATGTCTTCACAATTTGCTCCCAGGATTTCGCCACCTAGACCTGGCTTTAATCCCAGTTCTGCATATAAATCTCAGAATAGTCAGATGCAGCCTATGAATAATAATCGAGTAGGTAGACCTATGAGACCTAATGCAGCCCCAGGAGGATTAAGAGGTCAAGGTAGTATGATTAAACCATTAACTCATAGCTTTCCTTGGAATAAGAAAAAGAAAAAGAGCGGAAGTTATTAGATTTTATCTTACACTTAAATACGAAGTTTTTGGTATTTAAGTTGCAAACACAGTATTCTATGATAAGGATTTTTGTAATTATATGTCAAATATAAACCTACATAACGTCAGTCAAGCTGAAGAAGACTTAAGATTGGCTAACAAAGACTTAATTGCTTTTGGTAAGCTATTTCTACAAGATGACTTTATGCGATCAGAAACACCTTTCTTTCATTATGAGGTAGCTGATGCATGCGCAGATCTTAGTGTTAGACAATTAGCTGTGATACTGCCTAGAGGGCATGGGAAGACAGTGCTTACAAAGTGTAATATTTTACGTGATTTTCTATTTAGTAAGGATCCTTTATTCTATGGATGGGTGGCTGCTTCTTCTAAAATATCAGTACCAAACTTAGATTATGTAAAGTATCACTTAGAGTTTAATGAAAAAATTAAGTATTATTTTGGTGATGTAAAGGGTAGAAAATGGACAGAAGATGATATTGAGCTTAAGAATGGTACTAAACTTATTAGCAAATCTAATCTTTCTGGTATTCGTGGCGGTGCTAAGTTACACAAGCGTTACGATCTTATTGTTCTTGATGATTTTGAAGATGAAAATAATACCGTCACATCAGAATCAAGAGCCAAGATCTCGAATCTTGTTACAGCAGTCGTATTTCCTGCCTTGGAACCGAAGACTGGAAGACTAAGGATAAACGGAACTCCTGTACATTTTGATTCTTTTATACAGAGAATTTTAGTAGCTTATGAACATTCGAAGATGACTAAAGATGATGATTTCAGTTGGAAAGTAATCACTCATAAAGCATTGCAGCCAGATGGAACTCCTTTATGGGCATCATGGTTTGGACATAAGGAAATGGAGAGGAAGAAGAAGTTTTATATAGATAGTGGTACACCACATAAGTTTTATCAAGAGTATATGATGGAAGTACAATCTGAAGATGATTCACTTTTTACTAGAGATCATATAAAATATTGGGAAGGAACATTTACAAAAGATGCTCAAACAGGAATTACATACATTGTTGCCAATGGCGAAGATCCACAACCATGTAGTGTTTATATCGGTGTTGATCCCGCTACTGATTCGGCTAGGCGTAATTCGGATTTCTCTGTTTTATTGGTTGTTGCAGTCACTCCCAATAACAATATATATGTCTTGGATTATGTTAGGAATAGAACTTTGCCTGTTCTTGGTGTTCCTGGTACAGATGAGAAAGGCATAGTGGATTATATATTTGATCAAGCTAAATTTTATAAGCCTATGTTATTTACGATAGAAGATACATCAATGTCTAAGCCTGTATTTCAAGCCATTAGAGCTGAGATGAGAAGAAGGAATGAATTTATTATTCCATTTAAGGAAGAAAAACCTGGTAATAGAATGAGCAAAAGAGATAGAATACAGGAAATTTTAGCACAAAGATTTGCAGTAGGACAGATACATTTAAAGAAAACACACTATGATCTGCAAAGAGAAATTATTACATTTGGACCACGTATGGCTCATGATGATACTATAGATGCTTTAGCTTATGCTTGTAAGTATGCTAATCCTCCTCATGGAATGCAGAATAAAAAGGGTGAGTGGAGTAAGAATAAACCTAAGGCGAAAGGCTGGATAACAGCATGATTAAAAGTAAAGATAAAAACGTAAGAGCATTAAGTAGTAATATTATGGATTACTTAATTCATGCTGATTCTATGGATAAAATAAACCCTACTCCCGCTAGGTATCAAAATGATAACAAGAAGATAGACCCTATTAAAGGTGGAGATGTAAGAGAGAGACTTGCAGATATTGAGAAGAATAGAAAAGTATATCAAGATAAATTCTCTACTGGAAGGATGCTAGAGAAAGGTTCAAACGATTGGACAAGGAAAAAAGAGTCAAATATGAGATACCGCCCAGGTCGTAGTGATAATCCCGCACATGGTTCTGTTCCTTATGATCCTTGTACTTGGAGTTTCAAAGATTTAGATGATAGTAAAAAGGGTATACAGACGGATTCAAGGAGTAGAGTGAAGAAAGATGTAATGGCAGAAACTGTAGCACCTTTTGCCGATTTAAAAGAGTGGATTAATACTCAAGATAATTTTAAAACTACGGTTAAACACGGATCAGGCAAG